GTGAACACAAACCATCTGTAACTATCACAGTCAAGGATGCAGAGTGGATGGCAGTAGGTGCATGGGTCTATGAGAACTTTGACATCTGCTCAGGTATTTCATTCCTACCACACAGTGATCACTCGTATGCACAAGCACCATATCAAGAGATTGATAAGGAACAGTATGAGGAGTTAAAGAAACAAATGCCTGAGAGTATAGATTGGTCTGCCTTGTCTTTATATGAAAAGGAAGACACTACATCAGGTAGTCAAACCTTAGCTTGTACTGCAGGAGCTTGTGAATTAGTAGACATATAGTCTAAACTGTACCTATTAGCGAAAGTGAATTTAATATGGTTAATGTCTTAGGATATTCATTAAACATTACTACTGCTCTACTGAACGCTTTACAGGAGCTTTATCCAGATAAACTTCCACATGAACAAATCACCTCTGAGGAGCTAGCGTTTCTCAGGGGACAACAATCAGTAGTAAAAAAACTTACAGATATTTATAACGAAGATTATGGGGAATGACACATGGGTGGATTATTCGGATCATCAGCACCTAAGCCACTACCTGCACCAGCTAGACCAGTAACTGCTGTCGCTAAGACACCAGATATTGAGCTTGCTGATCAGGGTTTAGACGCAGATCGACTTAAAAAGAAAACAGGTAAACGTAAACTACGTGTTGATATAAAAGACACTTCTGTACAGACAGGTAGTTCTGGTTCAGGTTTACAAATTCCAACAACAGGAGTATAATATGGGTGGATTTTTTAGACGAAGTAAGCCAGCACCAGCACCTGCACCTGCACCTGCTGCATCTACCGCTGCACCTAAACCAATGGATCAGGAAGCTGAAGCTATGGTAGAAACAGAAGGTGGTAAAATGGGACGTAGGCGTAAGGGTAAAAAAGCTTTGGTAATTAAGACTGGTTCTGCTAACATAGGTGGTGACGGTGGTTCAGGGTTGAACATCCCTGTCGGATAGGAGATCAGTATGGGTGCTTTCACAGTAAACACAAGTGAAGTTAAGAAACTCATGAGTAAAGATACTGATGATGAAGAAGAAAAGATCGCTAAACCTACTGACATGATGCCTGATACTACTTCATCTGCTCCTATCATTGAACAAAGTGAGCGTATGAAAAGATATAAAAGCAAGATTATTGTATAAGGAATAACACATGGAACAAGACGTAGGTACAGTAGCTAAACGCTACAGCCAACTAGAAAGTGAACGAGATACGTTCCTAGAACGAGGGCGAGAAGCAGCAAGGCTTACTATTCCTACTCTTTTACCAGAGGAAGGTCATAGTAGTTCTTCTATTTATGCCACGCCTTATCAGGGTATTGGAGCAAGAGGTGTAAACAACCTAGCATCAAAGCTATTGCTTGCCCTGCTCCCACCAAACAGTCCTTTCTTTCGGTTGACTATTGATGACTTTGATCTGCAACAGTTAGCAGGTAACAACCGTGGTCAAGTAGAAGAAGGACTTGCACGTATTGAACGTGCTGCTATGCAAGAAATCGAGGGTAAAGCTATCCGTGTGCCAGTATTTGAGGCACTCAAGTTACTTATCGTTACTGGTAATGCTCTTGTTTACATGCCCAAAGAAGGTGGAATGAAAGTATTCCGGCCTGACCGTTACTGCACTAAGCGTGACACTATGGGTAATGTGCTAGAGATTATTACCAAGGAGTCTATGGCTCCATCTACACTACCTGATGAAATAAAGGACATGATCCCACCATCAGATACTCCTGTTAAAAGCTACGATTTGTATACATGCCTTAAGCGTGTGGATAATAGATACGAAGTTATACAGGAAGTAGCTGGTATTACTATTGAAAAGACTAAGGGTAAATTTAAGCTAGACCAAAGCCCTTTCATCCCACTACGGTTTATTCGTATTGACGGTGAGGACTATGGGCGAGGGTTTATTGAAGAATACATTGGTGATCTACGTAGTCTTGAGGCTTTAACAAAAGCTATTGTACAAGGCAGCGCAGCATCAGCTAAGGTATTGTTCCTTGTACGGCCTAATGGTACTACAAAGAGTAAAGACCTAGCTGCTGCACCTAATGGTGCGTTCCTACAGGGTGACAGTAATGATGTGTCTACCCTACAGGTAGCCAAAGGTGGTGACTTCCGTGTTGCACTAGAGACTATGCGTATGATTAACGATAGACTTGGTGCTGCTTTTCTACTAAACTCCTCTGTACAAAGATCAGCAGAGCGTGTAACAGCAGAAGAAGTGCGCTTCATGGCGCAAGAACTAGAGACAGCCCTTGGTGGTGTGTACTCTATTCTATCACAGGAGTTTCAGCTACCACTAATCAACCTATTGCTTGAGTCATTAACTAAGCAAGGTAAAATGCCACGTATGCCTAAGGATAGTGTCAAGCCTACAGTAGTAACAGGTATTGAGGCACTAGGCCGTGGACAAGACTTAAATAAACTAGCAACTTTCTTACAATATCTTCAACCGCTGGGGCCAGAAGTTATTCAGAGTGAGATGAACTTGGGTGATTATATTGATCGCCTAGCTGCATCACTTGGTATTGATACCTCAGGACTTATAAAGACACCTGAGCAGAAACAACAAGAACAAATGATGCAACAACAAATGCAACAAGAACAGATGGAAGCTCAAGCAGCTATGCAGCTAGCACAAAGTGCTGCTCCACAGTTAGCTAAAGGGGCTGTAGAAGGTTAGGTAAATAATGGCAGACAGTATTAACACTTATCAAGAAGAACCTGCTGAGTCACAAGAGCATATAGATGCTATGCTGGCTAAAGTAGAAGGTAGTCAACAAGACCCTGAGCGTCCTGAGTGGCTACCTGAGAAATTTAATTCAGTTGAGGATATGGCTAAGGCATACTCTGCATTAGAGAGTAAGCTAGGTAAACCTCAGCAAGAACAAGAGTCAGAAATAACAGAAGAGCAGATAGCAGATGCTACTCCTTCTGATATTGCTGAAGCACTAGATGCAAATGGCCTAGACTTTGATGCGTTCCAACAGGAATATGAAGAGCTAGGTGGATTAACTGAAGATGCCTATCAAGCACTGGCTGAGGCTGGTTTTTCAAAGGCAGTAGTTGACTCATGGATTGATGGACAGAACGCTTTGTCTGAACAAGTCCAATCTAGTATGTACAACCTAGTAGGTGGTGCAGAACAGTATCAAGGATTAGTACAGTGGGCAGCAGATAATCTACCCCCTGACGAAATTGATGCTTTTAACTCAACAATGGAATCGCGTGATACTAATCTAATTAAGTTGGCGATTCAAGGTCTTAATGCTCGTTATCGTTCTGAGGCAGAACCTCGTCTCCTTTCTGGACAGACAGGCTCTGTGTCCTCTGGTGGGAAGTTTGAAAGCAATGCAGAATTAACTGCTGCTATGCGTGACCCCAGATACGCTAAAGACCCTGCCTACAGACAGCAGGTTGCTGATAAGTTAGCCAAGTCTAGTCTGTTTTAACATTGTTGCATGGGGTTGGGGGAATTGTATAAGAGTTCCCCCTTCCTTCTAGTTACATTACGGTGTACCTAGAAGGGACTATATCCCTAACACGAAGCTAACATAACAAACGATTACCCCTGACCCCTTGCGAGGGACAATCTTGGAGAAAGGATGTAGTGTAATGCAGAGTGTAATTCAACTCACATTAACATTACTAAGAGGTAATTTAAAATGGCACAAGCCGCTTCAAATCCGGCCTATAGCGTAAGCTTTCAAGGCCAGAATAACCTAACAGGTGACGTCCGTGACCTGTTTCTCAAGCTGTATGCAGGAGAAGTCCTAACAGCCTATGAGGAAAAGAAAGTCCTTATGGATAAAGTGCGTACTCGCACAATCTCAAAAGGTAAGTCTGCTTCATTCCCAATGACAGGCCGTGCAACTGCTGAATACCTGACCCCTGGAAACGAAATCACAGGTGGTTCAATTCGTGCAGGTGAGCGTATCGTCACAATTGACGACTTGCTTATCTCAAGCCAGTTCATTGCTAACATTGATGAAGCTATCAACCACTACGATGTACGTTCAATCTACTCAAAGGAAGCTGGTATTGCACTAGCTAACGAAGCAGATCGGAACGTAGCTCGTATGCTTGTTAAAGCTGCGCTGTCAACTAACGCAACAGCCGCTGCTGGTCTTATTCAAGACTACAAAGCTTTCACTGAAGAAGACTTTACTTCAAATGTCACCATTGGTACAGCTACTGCTGACTCTCTTGATCCAGCAAAGCTTGCTAAGGCAGTCTTTGATGCCAAGAAAACAATGGACATTGCTAACGTACCATCAGACAACGCTGTAGTTGTCCTTCCACCAGCACAGTACTATGCACTGATGGATGTAACTGATGGCTCAAAGCTGACATACATGAACCAAGACTTCGGTGGTAACGGTTCAATTGCTTCAGGTATGGTTCCGTCAATTGCAGGTATTCCTGTAATCATGTCAAACCATGCTGATGTAACTAACCTGTACACCAACTTCACAACTGGTGATGCTGCCGAAGGTAAGACAAACGACAACCAGCCACTAGCAAACACTGCTGGTTCTGGACGCACTACTCACTATGACCTTCCGACTGCTGCTGTAGACGGACGCGACATGGTTGCAGAAGCTGCTAAGTTACGTGGCTTTGTCTTTACACCAGAAGCTGTTGCTACTGTCAAGCTTCTTGACTTGGGCATGGAGTCTGAGTACCAGATCAACCGTCAAGGCACACTCATGGTTGCTAAGTACGCAATGGGGCATAACGTCCTGCGTCCTGCATCATGTATTGGTCTTGTAGAGGTCTAAGAATATTGGGGGTAGCTTAACGGCTACTCCCTTTTTTACTTTGGAGAATAATATGCCAGAAGTTGCAGGTAAAAAATATAAGTACACTAAGGAAGGTATTTCTCAAGCTAAAGCTGCGGCTAAGAAGACAGGCAAGAAGATGTCCTTTGGTGGTATGCCACAGAAGCAGGTAGCTGCTGTCATGGCTAAGTATGGAAAGAAAAAGTAATGGCTATTACACACGCAGGAGAAACATTTAAGGGTCTGCGGATACCTAAAAGAACGCCCAATGCCTCTAAGTCTCATGCGGTGTTAATAGGTACTAAAGATAAACCAAAGTTAATAAGGTATGGACAAAAAGGTGTTAAGACCAATCAAACAGTAGGTCAACGCAACGCATTTGAAAATCGCCATAAAAAGAATATTGCTAAAGGCGAAACGAGTGCAGCATATTGGGCTGCAAAAACTAAATGGGACCCATCCAAGACAAAATCATCGTCTAAAAAATGGGTAAAGGGTAGTTAAATGGCAGGAACAAGTAAACTAGATGCAGTCAATACAATGCTATCTTCCATTGGTGAAGCACCAGTAAGCAGTTTGTCATCAGGATTGGTTGAGGCTGAGATTGCAGAAAGTATTTTAAATACTATTGACAGAGAAGTACAGTCTATGGGCTGGCACTTCAACACAGAATTAAACAAAAGTTTTGCTAAGACAGTGGCAGGTGAGATAATTTTACCTGCTGATATTCTTAGAGCAGATGCCACACTAAAAGCTAACGCGCCAAATCTTGTGCAGCGTGGCTTAAAAATGTACGACAGAGTTAATCACACTTTTATTATTAGTACGGATGTTGCCCTTGATGTGGTAATACAATTAATCTTTGATGATTTACCAGAAGTAGCAAAGCGTTATATTGTACTACGTGCTACTCGTATATTTCAGGATCGTGTAGTAGGTTCTAACACATTACACACTTTCCAAGAAAAAGATGAAGAACAGGCTTTAGTACAATTAAAAGATTTTGATAAAGCTGCTGATGATCATAACATCTTTGACAACTATGATACCTTTAGCATTATTGATAGGCAGGGACGGAGAACAATCTAATGGCACTCATCAGTCAATCTATCCCTAACCTTATTAATGGTGTATCACAACAGCCACCATCACTACGTCTAGCTACACAAGCAGAACTACAAGAGAACGCTCTGTCTAGCGTGGTAACAGGACTGTCTAAGCGTCCTAGTTCTGAGCATGTTGCTGATCTAGGTACTATTTCTGATCTGGATAAAGCTTTTATCCATACTATCCGTAGGGATGAGAATGAGTTCTACTCTATGGTGGTAGATACGGCTGGTACTATCAGGGTGTTTGACAAAGATGGTGTATCTAAGACTGTTACCAATAATGCTGCTAGTTATTTATCAGGATTGACTAACCCTAGCTTAGAGCTAGCTGCTGTATCTATTGCAGATACAACCTTTATTGTAAACAAGAATACAACAGTAGCCCAAGGCACTGCCACAAGTCCTACACGTAACCCTGAGGCATTAGTATATGTACGTCAGGCTGACTATTCTTCTACATATCGTTTAAAGATTACTAAAGGTTCAACTACAGAAACAGTAGAATTTGCTACAAAGTCCTCAACACAAGACACTACTGCTGAGACACAAAATGCAGAACGTGGTGCATCTACTGACTTGATTGCTGAAAACTTAGATACTTTTTCAGCTACTACTGTAGACATTAATCTTTATAAAAACATTACTGATGCTAGTGCTATTTCAGGTATTACAATTACTCGTTATGGCTCAGTATTACACATTCAGTCAACTGATGCCACAGACTTTCAAGTAGAAGTAGGTGACTCACATGGTAACGAACACCTGCTTGTATTCAAGAATGAGACACCAGACTTTAAGAAGCTCCCTGTTGAGGGACCAAATGATTTTGTTATTGAAGTATCAGGTGATAACCAAAAAGCACAAGATGATTACTATGTTAAATTTAATGATGGTGTGTGGAAAGAAACAACAGAACCTAATACCCTTATTGACTTAAATGCTGCTACCCTTCCACATAAATTATCAAAGTTACCTAGTGGTGACTTTCAGTTTGATCAAGTTACTTATGCTGACCGTAAAGTAGGCAACGATGATACAAACCCCTTCCCCTCTTTTATAGGTTATACTATTGCTGATATCTTCTTTCATCGTAACAGACTAGGTTTACTAGCTGATGAAAATGTTATCTTTGCTAGGGCAGGTGAGTTTGTAGAGTTTGACTTTTTCCGTAAGTCAGTACTAGCTATTGTAGACAGTGACCCTATTGACGTAGCAGTGTCCTCTAATAAAGTCAGTATCCTTAAACATGCTGTACCTTTTAACGAGTCACTATTACTTTTCTCTGATCTAACACAGTTCAAAGTTACTGCTGATCCTATCCTTACCCCTGAAACTATTAACGTAGCTAGTACTACTGAGTTTGAAGCTAGTCTTGTAGCCAAGCCATCACAGGCTGGTAAGTATGTATACTTTTCTTCTAATCGTGGTGCCTTTTCAGGTATGTGGGAATATTTTGTAGACACTGACACTGATGTTAATGATGCTACAGAAATTACAGCGCATGTACCTAAGTATCTTAAAGGTGTTGTAACAAATATACAAACATCCTCTAATGAAGATATGCTTATTGCACAGGCTACTGATGATCCTAAAGCTATTTATGTTTATCGTTATTACTGGAGTGGTAGAGAAAAACTACAGTCTTCATGGTCACGTTGGGTATTTGATGGTGATGTAATAGGTGTATCTTTTAACAGAGCAGATATCTTTTTGTTAATTAGACGTAGTAACAACTTGTTCTTAGAAAAGATTAATTTGTCTGTTGATAGTGCTACAGTTTATACTACAGGTAACTTTTCTATTCATTTAGATAGACGAGTAATGTTAGAAACAGGTGGACTTACTACTATACCTTATGTAGACTCTAATGTAATATATGTAGATCAAACAGGAAAAACTATTTTACTTAGTGAGGTAGCTGCAAAGTTAGCTAACTCTGAGAAAGTCTTTGCTGGTATTCCGTTTACCTTTAAATACCAATTCTCTGAGCCTGTACTAAAGCAAGATAACAAACCTATTACTACTGGACAATTACAATTAAGAAACTATGCTGTTGTTTATAATGATACAGCCTTTTTTAATGTAACTGTAACGCCTCTTAAACGTACACCATATGTGCGTACCTTTACAGGCCGTGTGGTAGGTAGTGGTGCTAACATACTTAATCGTGCTGCTATTGAGTCTGGTACATACCGTTTTGGTGTGTTAGGTAAATCTAGTTCAGTAAGTATTGTATTAGAAAGTGATAACCCTCTACCCTGCATCTTCCAATCAGCAGAGTGGGAAGGGTTCTACGTCCTACGTTCAAGGAGACTATAATGACACTACATGTGAGAGCAAGTGTACAGGCTGATGTAGATCATCTGGCAACAAACCTAAGACCAGAAGATACACAGGAAGTACTAGCCTCACATGGCAGTGTTAAGGTAGCATTACAAGAAGGCTTTGATCACTCAGAAGAATGTTGGACTATTATAGTAACAGAAACAGGTGAACTAGCTGGCATGTATGGTATAGTTGGTATAGACGATATGACAGGTATGCCTTGGCTACTTACAGCCCCTCCACTAAAGAAAGGTTGGCGGCAATTTGCACGTGAATCTCTGCCATGGATTAACAGACTGAACAAGAAATATCCAGTATTAACCAATGCGTGTGACGCTGAGTATACAGAAGCAGTAAACTGGTTAAAGTACATAGGATGTGTATTCATTAAGAGACATGACACGTGGGGTGTTGGTAACAAAACTTTTTTAGAATTTGTGAGGATATAATATGGCTATTATGACAGCACTGTCGATTGCTCAAGGAATGGCAGGTTTCATAGATGCTTCTAATAAAGCTAAACAACAAGAAGCTTACTATCTACAAAACAGAATTAATGCAGCACAAGCTAGAGACTTACAAATCCAAGGCTTACAAAAACGTGCTGTTCAGTTTAGCGATCAATATTCACAGAAAAAGCAAGACCTAGTTATAGCTGCTTTAAAACGTGAAGGTACTATGATAACGGCTAGTGGTGAATCAGGTTTAGCAGGACAAACAGAAGCTATAAAACTTTCGCAAGCTGAGTCTGATAAACTCAAGGGACTTGATATATACAGCCAACAAATTGATGCTATCTTTGATGACATAGAAATACAAAAGCTAGGCTTAAATGCTCAGATGTTAGAAAGAATTAGAAGTGTTCAACGTGGTGTAAAACCAAATTTAGGTATGGCTATTTTAGGTATGGCTTCTTCTGCTATTTCATCAGAAATTAAAATGGGTAAACAAGCAGATACTATTTTTGGTAATATCTTTGGATCAGGTGGCGATAAGCTAGGCAGCCAAACCTCACCTTTTATCCCTGTTACAAATAATACTTCATTACAAGCTTGGCAATAGGGGAAACAAATGGCTAGACAAAGAGTAATGGTAGGTGAGCTTAACGCTCCTACAGAAGTTACGCCAGTAGCAAGACCTGTAGATACTTATGTATCCCCTGAGAAACCGATAGTACAGCCTTCACCCCTAACTCAATTTCTTGATGCTATTTCACCACTAACTAATTTAATGGAAGAAGAAGCAAAGAAAGCAAAAGCACAACAAGAACGTGATGAGTTTAACGGTAAGAGAGCTAATGAACAGCACCAAGCTGAGATGGCTGCAATTAATTTAACGGCTAGGCTAAAAGAAGACTGGATTAATAACCAAAATAATTGGTTGTCTTTGACTACTGAAGAAGCAGCCGAAAGAGTATCAAGGCATTATTCTGACTATAGAATGAATTTAGATGAAGCACAGATTAATCCTCTTGCTTTACAAGCCTTTGATCAAAAAGTTGACCAAGATAAACTTCTATTCATGTTTAATAACTTTGGTCCTGAAAAGCGTAAGCGTAACATAGAGCAACAGGATCAACAATTTAACGATACAATCAGAAGAGCAGGTAGTGTAGCAGAGGATGACCAAATTGTTCCTGCCATGGTTGATGCTTTTAATCAGCACGTAGTAGTGACTGGTGGTGACTATCGTAGAGCTAATGATCTAGTAATAGCTACTGCCCTAGTGGAATCTAAAAGAGGCAGAACAAATTATCTTAAATTTGTAGATGCTATTCAAACTAGAGATGGTAAGTCTCTTAGAAGTATTGATAGGTACGCTAAAGACTTTAATACAATTGATGCTAACGTAGCAGCCTTTCTAAAAAAGAAAGGAAAGCTAGGAGAAGATGCAAGATTTCAAAGTGCTTTGAGTGCTAGAGTAGAAGGTTATACTTCTACAAAGCAACAAGGTGTACTTGGAATAGGCACAGTATTTACTGATCCTGTCACTGGTAAAGAAACTAAGATTACTGCTGATGATGTACTACGAACTTACGAAGCAAACAATGCACTAAAATTACAGCAAGAACTAGCTTTTGCAGATGCACTACAAGAAGTATCTTTAGCTGAACGAGATGAGTCGGATCCTGATATTACTCCTGAAGCAATCTTTCAAGAACACTGGTCTAACTCTTTTGAAGAGTTCTATACACCGTTTCAAGTATTGCCCACTGAGTACAAGAACGCTATTAACAGCGGAGCTTATGCCTTAACTACAGGTAATACAGATGAAGACAAGCAGATGGCTGCACAAGCCTTCCAAGCTTATCGTACTGTAGAAAGTTTCTCTAGTGGCTTAACTAAACGTAGTGGTACTCTAAAAGAAGATGATTTACTACGTATGCGTGTTTTAGAAACCATGACAGGTCCAATGGCTAGGGAATTTGATCAAGCTCTTAATGCTGTTCAAGGACAACTGTTTAAAGAAAAAGGTTCTAAGATAAAAATCCAAGACATCATTGATAATACAGAAGGTTGGGCTTGGTGGGATGACTCAAAGTTTGAGGATATTACAAACCCACAAGAAGTACTAACTCAGTATAAAGATGTTGTACAAGCTTTGGTTATGGCAGAAGGCATGGATGTTAAAAAAGCCATGGATATAGCAGCTAATTACTTGAATGATGATTGGCTTATTGTTGAAAGTACCAACGGTATTAAGACTGCTGTACCTCTACTGAATACAGACATTAAGCAATTTTCAGGACAAGAAGGTGCTGTATCTACTTACCTAGCTGAGTCTATGTTACTTCCTGAAGTTGGCTCTTTAGCTAGAGATATACGTGGAGAAGGTGCAGGTCTTAGTATAAAAGTTAATCCTTCTAATCCCAATGCTGTAGATGTTGTTGTATTAGATCAAGATGGTGGACTACGTCCTTTTGTTATTAATACAATAGCTTACTCAGAGTTAGGTACGTTATCTCAAGGTATGTTACAAGAGCGTTTACGCCAAGAAGCTAACAAAAAGATTAGCATGGATCGTAACGCTGAGATATATACTACAATCAATCTAGCTGAGTTACCTAATTTATCTGATGAAGAGATTACTGCACGTGTTGGCATGGAACCAGAACAAATTGAAGCTTTAAAAACAGTACGTACTAATATTAATAATATGTTAGGTATATCTGAAGACGATGCTAAGATTGCTGCTGAGAACCAAGCATCTTTGGTACTTGAAGACATGGCTAGATTTGAAGCCCAAGAAACTGACGAAGCTAATTTAGTAGAAGAAAAACCTTTCTTTGAGATTGGTGAAGTAAACCTTATGAACGCTTTTACTGATATGTTTAAAGATGAAACAGTAAAAGAAAGTCTTGTTTCTACGGCAGCACAACAGGGAATACCTGCTGATAAGGCTGAAGGTTTTCTTGCTAGTGTAGTAGATTCCGTAAGTTCTTTTTTTACAACCGAAGCACAAGCTGATGAGGCTACTCCTTTAGATAATGTTATACAAACTGTAGTTTCTACTAAAGGAGGTACTCCTGATGAAGTTATGGAGTTGGCTCTAAGAGTAGCATGGCATGAGTCTAAACTAAAAAATGTTAGACAAACTACATCTACTGGTAAACAAGACGGAGCAGGACGCGGTTACTTCCAATACGAAGGTGTGTTTGGAGATAAAAAAAGCGGATTTAATACTGCTGTAAGTAGAGCCAAAAGAGATTTAAAAGTAAAACCTGAATGGTTATTAAATATAAAAAAAGGTGACGATGCTTTATCCTTAAATTTTGAGCAACAAGCTACTTTGTTTCTATTAGATAAGTTAGGTGGTGAGGGGAACTTGGGTACAATTTTAAGTAAACCTAAAGGCCCTGAAAGAGATGCAGCTTTAAAAGCTTTCTGGCGTGATTATCACTGGCAGGGAGGAAAAAGTTCTGTTAGAGCTACTCCTAAATCTATACCAGAAACAAAAGTTCCTGCACGTTCTAGGAGTTGGGACGAATCCATGAAAACTTTTGACTTAGCAAAAGCAAAAGAGTTATTAAACAAGTAAGGAAATAGAATGGCTGAGTTTTCTAAAGAAACACAAGAGAAGATGGGGTTTGGTAATCCGTTACCTAGTCCCTTTGTCTCTAGTGTCAGCGAGAATACCCTTGCAGCAGAAAAGAGGAAAGCAGAAAAAGCTGAAAAACAGTTTGACTTTACTACTCTCTATACTACTGCTGCAAATGAAGAGCAAGTTGCTCCTATTATAGGACGCAACCTTTATAGATTCTCAGCCACTCCTTACAATCCAGTAACTGAAATAACTCCTGAGATGTCTGATGCCCTTACAGAAGGGCTAGTAGATGAAAACGCTATAGAAGATATCTTTGATGCAGCTAGAACTACAAGCCTAGACTATGCTATGACTATGGCAGAGGATTATAGGCAGACTGCTAAGAACAGAGAATTACTAGCACAAGCTGGTTGGCGAGGTGTAGGGGCTACAGTGTTAGCTGCTATGACTGATCCTACAGAACTAGCAGCTATTGGTGCTACTACTGCTCTTGTTACTTCTATGAGTGGTCCTGCTGCTCCTGTAACTGGTCCTGCTACTGCTATTGGTGGTACTGTACTACAAACAGGTAGGGGTTTAGCAAAGGGCTATGACCTTTACAGAGCTTTTAAAATAGGTGCTGGCGTAGGTGCTGCAGAAGCTGCGGCTTTTGAAAGTATCCGTGCAAACCTAAAATATGACATCACTGGCGGTGACGTTATGTTGGCTGGTTTGTTTGGTGCAGGTCTTACAGGCGGCATTAACGCTGCTACAATGGCCTTTGCTAAAAGAGCTAAGGTACAACACCTAGCACAACGAAGCGCACTGGGTGAGGCTCTAACACCTGAAGAACAGGCTTTCCTTAGGGCTAATGATGGTGATGAACTTACCAATAGGATTATAGCACAAGAAGCAGCTACAGGTGAATTTGCTGGTCTTGGTACAAAGTCAATTGCTGAAATCTCAGCAGAAGAAGCTCGTAGTGTTTCTATGCAACGAGGAATTAAACTGTTTGGCTTACGTAGTTTAGTATCTCCTTTTGTAAAAGCTAAGGCATCTTCTAATGGCTTTATCCGTCTAGGTGCTGACAAGCTAGGACTAAACAGTACAGGTAATAAATCAGGTGATGTAGTTACTCCTTCTGCTTCTGAAGTCAAAGCTTATCTTGAAAGTAAGTATCGTACAGCATTTGCTCGTACACTTACAGTCAACCGTAAGGCTTGGATTGCAGGTAGTGGGGGAACTGTACAAGACTTTAATACACTAGTAGCTAGAGCTATTCGTGATCCTAGTATGGATGTACCTAGAGAAGTACGGCAGGTTGCTGATGATGTACAAAGACAACAGAAAGAACTAGCCAATTTAGCTATTAAACATAATGTAGCTGGCTTTACTACTGGTATCTTAGATAACCATCCTAACTACCTACCTCGTTTGTTTAGTAATTCTAGTATTGATAGACTACGTACAAAGTATGGAGCAGACTCTGAGGTATTTGCTGACTTAGTAGAAGCAGCACTGCGTTCAGCACAACCAGACATTGAAGCATCAGTTCGGCGTTCCCTACAAGACAAGGGACTAAAAAGAATTACGGATAAAATGGTAAAAACTTACATCCGTAAGATGGCTGCTGGTTATGCTAAGAATGTATTTGATCGTCCTTATAAAGTAGGCGCACCTAGAGGTGGCTTAGATTTAACAGTAGATGAACTTACTGCAGCATTAAAAAGAGAAGAACTAGATGACGATGTTATTATTGGTGTCATTGAGGCAGTAACTAAAACAAGGGGTGTACGCGCACATAAACGCGCACAACCTCGCTTACTACTAGATGAAAATATTACTATCAACGCTAAGACACTAGCAGGTGACATAGAAGAACTTTCTTTTTCTGATCTACTAGAAACTGATATTGAAAACTTACACAATGCTTATGTGTTTCAAATGGCTGGTGGTATTGGACTAGCTCGTAACGGTATTAATACTAATGCTGCTGGTTCATCCTTTGAAGACTTTCTAAAAAAGATTGAGCAGGAAAATGTAGCTCAAGGTCTTACAGGTAACGATGGAGAAATAAAAGCTTTACAGTATATGTATGATGGTATTACTGGTCAGCATGTATTTAAACAAGATATAAGTGATGTTGGTAGACGTATCCACAGAAGAGTACGTGAGTATGGTTTTATAACTAACATGGGTATGTCAGGAATGGCAGCACTCATGGAGATTACTAACTCACTTATGGAATACTCTTTGCCTGTGTTATTTCGCACAATGCCACAGTATCGTAGGCTATACGCAAAAGCAGCTAACGGACAGTTAGATGATGCACTCTTGCGTGAACTAGAAGTAATGACAGGACTAGGTGGTGATGTAGTTACCTCTAGGTTTAATAGAGCCTCTCGTTTTGAGGGTGGCGATATGGACTCTGCTATGATGCCAGATCAGCCTACTAAGACTGACGAAGCTTTAGGTAGGATGCGTGAACACGTGTCTATTCTATCAGGTCTGTCTGGTGTTACTGCTAGTCTACGGCGTATCTCTATGCTAAACTATTCATCACAATGGGTGAGAGCAGCGGCACAGGGTAAACCACCTTTTTCTAAGATTAAGATGGAGCAGCTAGGTATTGATGCAGATATGCAATCAGAAATCTTTCAGAACATTAAGAAACACGCCACTACTAGAAGCAACGGTAAAGTTCTACAGTCCCTAAATATTGATAGGTGGGATGAAGATGTAAGAGAAGTATTCTCTCTTTCGGTCTACCGTGAAGCTACTCAGAATGTACAAGAAATGAACTTAGGTTCAGTTAATGGTGCTTTCCGTAGCGAGTGGGGTAAAACAGTTACTCAGTTCCTTAGTTTTCCGCTGGCTGCTTTAGAACAACAAACAATGCGTTTGGGTGTTAGAGCTAGACATGGTGATATATCTGTAGGTAAAGTAATTATGGGTAGTATGTTTATGGGTTCTCTTATGTATATGGCAAAGGTACAGATGGCTGCAGTCGGACGTAGTGATGCTGATGAATATATTAAGGAACGCATGAGTATGGGTAACTTTGCTAAAGGGTCTATGGAAATGATAGGTGTTGCTAGTATTTTTGGATACATAGCACAGGTAACTACAGGCATGATGAATGGTAATTCATACTCATTTACTCCACCAGCCTTAGGGATGGCTAGTAACGCTGTACAAGCAGCGGCTAATGCACTAGGTGAAGACGACATGACTGAAGCAGAGTGGCGTAAGTCTTTAAGACTTGCTCCCTTTTCATCTCTCTATTTAGTAAAACAAGCTTTAAATAAGGTAGCTAACGAAGCAGCTAATTAATAAGGAAAACAAATGCCTTTATCATATGAAAATTATACAGGGGATAATGCGACTACGCAGTTCTCAATCCCCTTTACATATCAGAACACTACTGAAATTAGTGTAACCGTTGACGGTGTGGCTGAGACAGGTCTTACTTTTCCTTCTAGCTCTACTGTACAATTAACCTCAGCACCTGCTACTGGTGCAATCGTACAAGTTCGCCGTACCACAGACCTTTCAGCACGTGCGGTTGACTTTGCGTCAGGCTCAGTGTTGACTGAAGAAGACTTGGATGATTCAGCTATTCAGACCTTCCACGCAGCCCAAGAAGCTAAGGACGTAGTTAATGATACTATTACACTTGATACTGACTTAAAGTGGGATGCAGATAACAAAGTAATTAAGGATGTAGCAAATCCTGTAAACTTACAAGATGCTGCTACAAAGAACTATATCGAAAACACTTGGCTAACTACCAGTGACAAAGCTCAACTTAATTCTTTAAACATTGCAAACCTAAATTCTGTTGCTACTAATATTACTGATGTAAATACAGTCGCCGATAATCTATCAGGCATTACAGCTTTTGCAGCAGTTTATAGCAGCGGGCCAAATGATCCAACAACTGGTCTTAATGAAGGCGATTTGTTTTTCAATACAACAAGCAATAAATTTAAAATTTATAACGGTAGTTCTTGGAGAGATGCCTCTGCACTGGATTTTTACTCAGAAACTGCATTTAATGCTCCGAGCAATCCTAATTCATTATCGCTTGGTTTTGGTGCAGGGCCGTTCACATCAAAAGGCATTGCGCTTGGAGGCTCTGACGCTACTGTAAAGATATCCGGCGCATACACATTACCAAAAACTGACGGAACTAATGGTCAGGTTTTAACAACTGATGGCAGTGGCGCAGTTAGTTTTGATGATGTAAGTACAGCCGGTGCTTTGCCTTTAGCTGGCGGCACGATGACAGGAAATCTAACTCTTAGTGGCACTACCAAAGCTATTTTTGGCACTGATGATTTAGAAATCTTTAATCAGGGTTCCCCTGGATTTGTAAATAAAATCACCAGCACAAATGGCAATAATATAACTCTTGATACGACTGGTAATGTTATTATCCAAGGAGCCACTGCTAAATTTCAAGGCCCAACTGGTGACAACGGTATAACTTTTACTGATGGCGGCGGTGTTTCTGTATTTCATAATGATGTTCAAAAACTAAACACCGAAGCCAGTGGCATTAACATTGATGGCAACCTTACTTTAACTGGCAATGTTGATGGTCGTGATATAGCCCAGAACATTCCTTCTTCATTGGGTACAGCCGGTCAGGTGCTAACAGTTAATTCTGGTGCTACTGCAACTGAATGGGCTAGCAGTGGCAGCGGTGATCTTCTTGCGGCAAACAACCTCAGTGACGTATCTGACGCATCCACCTCTCGCACAAACCTTGGCGTTGCTATTGGCTCAGACGTACAGGCACACTCTAGCGTTTTAGATGGTACTACAGCGTCATTTACTACAGCGAAAGACAGCAAGCTAACTGGGATTGAAGCTGGAGCTACGGCAGATCAGACTGGCGCAGAAATCAAAACAGCTTATGAGGCTGAAGCAAATGCTTTTACAGATGCACAGTTTACCAAACTAGCTGGCATCGAAGCTGGTGCAGATGTCACAGACACAGCTAACGTGACTGCCGCTGGCGCATTAATGGACAGTGAGGTTACTAACCTCGCACAAGTAAAAGCCTTTGACAGTTCTGACTACGCCACAGCAGCGCAAGGTGCTACTGCTGATGCCGCGCTTGGAAGTCTGGTAGAGGATACTTCACCGCAGTTGGGTGGAGATTTAAGCGTTAATGGAAAAAGTATTGTTAGTACAACTAATAGTCCTATTAACTTAGACGCTGCTGGTACAGGTAAGGTTACTTTTAAAGGAAATGCAACACGCGGTTCAGGTCAATTTGTTCTTAACTCTGAAACAAACGTTTACGGTATTACCATTAAAGGCCCGCCACACTCAGCGGCTGCAAGCTATACGCTTACACTGCCAGACACTGATGGTTCTGCGTCTGAGTTTTTACAGACTGATGGGTCAGGCAATCTGACTTGGGCGGCAGTCGCTGCCGGTGGTGATCCTGACCTATACCGCGACAATGCGGTGGGTGCTACTACGCCTTCTGCTACTGGCACAAACTCTGTGGCTATCAATAATCTGTCTCAAGCGTCAGGGACTAATTCAATCGCGCTGGGCAGTGCTTCAATTTCTTCAGCAACATCGTCAACAGCATTTACAAATTCAAATGCGTCAGGGTCTAATTCAATTGCTGGTGCGATAGGCAACAACTCAACTGGCTATGGTGCTAAAAATACTGGAACTGTCGCTTTTGGCTATACAGCAAATTCTAGCGGAAGTCACGCAATTTCAATAGGTTATCAGGCAACTGCGGCGGGAAATTACGCAACTTGTATTGGTCGTGGCGGCTCCACTACGGCTGAAGGCGCGTCATCTTTAGGTGGTAGGTCAGGACTAGCGACAGGGATTTATAGCACAACAGTTGGCGGTCGAAGCAACAAGGCTTACGCCGATTATGCTGTGGCAATGGGCTATTGGACGTATGCAGACAAAATTGGTCAAAACGCATTTGCGTCTGGCAGATTTAACGATGATGGTGATGCTCAAACTTCCAAGTTTGTTTTACGCTCTGACACAACAGACGCAACGCCAGAAGCATTAACAACAAACAACAGTACCGCTGCAACAAACAACCAAATTATTCTTGGTAACAATTCAGCGTACAGCTTCAGCGGCACAATCATTGCTCGCCAAGATGCAACGGATGGTTCTAATTATGCAAGCTGGGAAATCAAAGGCGCATTGCTGCGTGATGCTAATGCTGCATCAACCGTTTTGGGTAATGGTATTCAAAATAAACTTTACGCAACCGCAGGCGCATCTGCTTGGGCTATTGCTTTAACGGCTGACACGACTAATGGCGGTTTAAAAATTGAGGTTACTGGAGCGGCGGCTACAAATATTAAATGGGTGGCGGCCGTAAACACATCGGAGGTTATATACGCATAATGGGCAAAATTGAACTAGATCACACAGGCAGCGGCTCTGGTGTAACGCTAAGCTCGGACGGTACTGACTTACTGCTAGATGGCTCTGCTATTGGCGGTGGCGGTGGTGCTGCGCTTGAGCTATATGACGAAAACCCTAGCAGCCCTACGGCAAACACTGTTACTGGCACAAATTCAGCGGCGATTGGCAGTAACATTACCGTGTCTGGCAACGCCTCATTTGCCGCCGGAGTTGGTGCAACTGCGACAGGTTATTCATCTTTCGGCTTTGGCGATGGGGCAGATGCTACAAATTCTCACACTGTCGCAATCGGCGGTGGTGGGGTTCAAGCCAGTGGCGCACAAGCTATAGCTATCGGCTATGGGTCTGACGCCACAAATACTGATGCACACGCTTTTGGCCGAAATGCACAGGCCACTGGAGCAAGTTCAACTGCGATTGGCCGTGATTCAGTGGCGGCAGGAACGCGAGCGGTGGCTTTTAGCAATAGCTACGCAGGAGGCGTAGACAGCTTTGCGGCGGGCGTCGGAAACAATTCACCGACTTATGGTGCGTTTGGTAATTACGGCATTGCGATAGGGTATTATTCTAAAGCAGATACAAACGGTGTTGCTATCGGAGATAATGCACAGGCAGTTGGTATTACTAATGGCTCTGTCTCTATAGGAAGACTTGCGCTTACTACCAATAGAGAGGGCGTAGCTATTGGGAGTTCAGCTTACTCCACTGGCTTTGGGGGTGTTGCTTTAGGAGGTTATTTTGGAAGCTCAATTCAAGCTAGAGCAACTGGAGCAACTTCTTTTGCTGTTGCTGGTTATAATGGCAATGGCAACAGAGACACAACGGCAGCCGGACTTGGTTCGATTGCCCTTGCAGGTGGACACGCACAATACGATCAATCTGTAGCTATTGGAGCTTTTGCACACGCAAATGTTAAAAATAAAATTGCTTGGTCTGGCTTTCCGGTAAGTAATATTGAGGGGTCTAATCAAGCCGGTAATTATATTTTATCAAACTCAACCTCAGACGCTACTAGCAAAACTTTGGTTACAGATGGTGATTTTAGCAACCCTTCGACAGACAATCAAATTATACTACCTAACAATTCGGCGTTTGCTTTTCACGGCACTATTGTAGCTCGTGAAAGTGCAGCATCTGGAACAGATTGTGCAGCTTGGAAAGTTGAAGGGTTGATTAGAAGAGAAGGTTCAGCTTCAACAACTGTGTTGGTCAACTCAGCAACTACTGTCCTTGATAATACTCCATCGTGGGGTATGGCATTATCGGCTGACACAACGAATGGTGGATTAAAAATTTTAATTACTGGTGCGGCATCTACGTCTATTATTTGGACGGCATCTATAGAAACATCAGAATGTATATACGCTTAAAAAGGAGCAAACTAAAATGGCTATTCAAAATAATATCGCAGAAGGTGCAAGTCAGTACGGCGTTGCATTTAACAACGCTTACTACAGGATCGTGATGGCTTCAGTAAGTCGCCAGCGTGGAACAGACCCAAAATTTGAGGTGACGATTGACCTGTCAGCTTACGCAACCTCATCGCCCGCAGACGATACACGCGAGGTGGATTTTAAACGGTATCAAGCACCCCTAGACGACATCAACGCAAGTAGCGGCGATGCTTTCTTGGACAAGTGCTATTCGTGGGTAATGGCTCAGGATGATATGGCTGGCTCTACAGCTGTTTAAGGAGTAAGTAATGGCTTTAACGATTAACCATCAAACTAACGACATCTCAGCTACTTCCGGCTCTATGACCATTGACGGTTCTGCTGTTGGTGGCGGCGGTGGTGTGGATGGATTTGCCAGTGCCGATAATACAAGCTCACCAAACGATACTGTTAATGTCGCAAGCCTATCGGTCGATAGTAGTAGCACCAATGCGGCGGCTGCTATTGTTCCAAAAGGTACAGGCGCATTTATGTTAGCCATTCCTGATAGCACAACAACCGGCGGCAACGTCAGGGGTGCTAGTGCGATTGATTTGACGATGGGCAGAACCAATGCCAATCAAGTCGCTAGCGGAGCAAATTCAATCGCTATTGGTTACAGGCTGCGGCCTGCGGGCAGTCAATCCATATGCCTTGGCTACAATAATTACGCCACACAAACTAGGGGTTTCACGGTTGGCAATGACAGCAACTCAAGCTCAATAGAAGGAGTGAACATTTTGGGCGGCGGTGCTGGTGGTGCTTTTGGGTCATACGGCGCAGCGATAGGCAGCACGTCTAAATGCGGAGAACGAGGTTTTGCGGCAGCAGGAGGTCGCAGTACTACAAAAAATGCCGTTGCTTTTGGCGGTGGCGGTGTTCAATCCAATCAAAGAATGTTTGCAAGTTATTGGGGTAGAACTACTAATGCAACTCCAGCAACAATATCTGCATCTGGCTTAAATCAAAGTGACAGCGAAGCAAATTTTTTGATGCTTGTTCCTGATGGCACATATTTTTACACCAAGAACATTGCATTTTTTACAATTAATGTTGTTGCTAATGACGATACAAATGAATTGATGCGAGTGTGGGAATTGAGTGCAGCTTATAGAATTTCAACCGGTGGAACAGTGACACAAGTAGGCTCAACCACAAAAACTGTTATTCATAGTGAAGGTACTGCGCTTAACAGCACAGACGTTGGTTTAAGTATTAGCACCAACCGGCGATTGGTTATAGATGTGACTGGTGTTGCTTCTACAAATATCCACTTTACTGCTTGGGTTACAGGTCACACTAACAGATACGCTTAGGAGCAAATAATGGCACTTCAAAAACAATTAAATGCAGACGATACAACCGTGGGTATGGCTGCGTCAGAAGCTTACTTAAAAATTGAAAGACTATCGGTCATCCAAGACTTTGTGACGATAGAAGTTTTTGGATATGGTTCAGCCGAAGCAAGGCAAAATGAAGTAAATCCAATATTTATAAATCAATACAATGCACTGGTTCCAACAATTACCGGCACCGGCAATTTAATTGACATATGTTATGCGTACTTAAAAACCTTAGATGAATTTTCTGGCGCAACTGATGTGTAACAAAATTATAACTTGGCCGACTAAGCCGGAGTAAATAAATGAAAATGACGCAGGAAGTTACACCAGAACTACGTGTTGCTATAGAATTAGAAGCACACGAAAAGGAATGTGCAGTACGCTATGCGTCTGTTGAAGATAAACTATCAGGTCTCGACAAAAGATTGTGGAGACTTGAAGCAATGATAATGGGGTCAACGGTTATTATAGTTGGTCTTGCAGCCTCTTTGATGATGAAACTGTAAGGAATACTAATATGGAACCAATCAGTACTGCCCTAGCTGGGATTGCACTTGTTAAACAAAGTGTAGACTTTATCAAGACACACATTAACACTGTTCAAGATATTGGACAAATAGCAAGCCAGATTGATGACTTGTTCACAGGCGAAAAGCAAATACAACAAGCCAGAAACAAGAAGGCTGGTGGTGGACTTGGGGATCAGTTTGGGGTAGATACTGTAGCTAAGGAAGTCATAGATGCTAAACTCGCAGCAGAAAAGT